GCAGTAGGGGCAGTAGCTTGAACGAATGACTTGTTCTTTGTTTGAGCAATACCAAGAACTGTAACAATGTCATCAAGCGCAATCTCGATAGAAGAAGCTAAACGCTGCCACCACCTTTGAAAAGTTTGATTAGGTCGCCCGCTTCTATCAACTAGAACACTTGTCCAGTTGAGTCTGGGTAATTTAAAAGCCATCTTTAAATAGCTCCTCCAGTTTGGTTAGCGTACAATCCAGATACTCGTAAAGGAACTGGACTAGTAACACGGAACTCAGCAAGAACTCCAGGATAACCAAAAGAACCTAAACTGTTCCATCTCGTTAACTTTCGGTATTCACCAGAAGAGCCCAGACTTCGTGGTAACCACTCCGTCCAGGTGTTACCTGAGTCCTGTGACAATCTAAGTTCAACAGAGGGCTCAGCATACTGGCCAACATCGTAAGGAGTTTGCCCAGGAGCAAGCCTAAGAGTAACAGCGTTCAAAGGAACTGTAGAATCAGTGATTGGAATCCAAGCTCTAAACCTACGTTCTAAGTTACCGCTAAGATCGACGTGAGTTGTTCCCCACTCGTATAAAGAACCATTAGTTGCTGAGCCGAACTCACCTGAGTCGTAGCACTGGCAAATCCAGTTGCTCAATCCGTAACTAGTGAACTCAGACCATAGGCTAGTAACACTATTAAAAACATACGAAGCAGTACTAGTGCGTAAGCAAAGATAGTCAATACCGTCTAAGACAAATGACCAAAGCTTGACAGATGCTTCTGCTTCAATCTTAGCATTCAGGCCTGGCTCTGAAATAACGTTGTCAGGCGAATCAATACAGATCTGATTGTCGTTAGTGACCCAAGCAATTGCTGTGTTAAACGATGTAGCTGCCCCAGTGTTCTTGACTCCCTTAGGGTACACAAGACCAATGATAGGCTCAAAGGGCGCATCTTGGTCCCCAGTAGGTTGCCAGAACTCCACCGTAGAAGAGCCTAACAAAACAAGTCGGTCACCCACATAAACACAGTCTAGAAGGTGGTCAGGAGAATACTCAGCAGTTGCAAAGGACAAAGCATCAATCGTGCCACCAAGCGGACTAGACCAGTAGATCTTACCAGAGTCTGCTCGAATAGCAATAAGTCGTGAAGAACCTACGCAAATAGTAGTAACGTTAGCGCTATCAGGAAAAGCGATAGTCGAGAACGTAGTGCCATTATACGAATAAAGAGATTGCCCACGATTAAAGAAAGCGAACGTTTCAAAGCCAAGAACTTTTGCATGGCCTGTACCATTCACTGCTCCTAAGTTTGTTGTATCTTTATAAGCTCTCGTACCAGTGATAGAGTAGCGTTCACCACTAAGGACACCATCACCATGAAACAACGCATGGATAGGGCCAGAACCAAGAGTAACGCCCGCAGTAACTAAGCCAGGCCTAGATTGAAGAGACGGGGCCTGTTCCGTTGGAACTTGTTCAGCAGTTAAGTTGATTAAAGGAAGCGCGGGGAAACTACCCCTGCTTCTTTCAAAGTGTGAAACCCCGTAAATAAAATCCATTTAGTTTATACCCTGTCCCAATAAAGATAAGAACGTTGGTCCATAGTTGATAGCGCTGCTTCAGGCTTTGTTTCCCTCTTCTGACGATAACGTGCCTTAAACATCTTAAGCATAGACCGATATACTTCTGCACTTTCAGGAGCAGTCTGAGTACCGTAGCGTGGCGAGATTCGCATGGCTAAGTACTCAATAAGTAAGTCGTCAAACTCTGGAGGAAAAGGAGACTGAGACGAGTCAATCAATTCTGTGACACGAACCCAGTTGCCAGTATCAGCTCGATAGAACCATTCACGGATTATGTTGTTTGTGTTTAAGGTCAGGCTATCAGCGCCCTCGATTGTACCTGCTAGAGGCAGAATTGTGAGGTTAGAAGCACTGAGTAAACCAGAAGGATCTACAACGCTAAACCGTTCACCATCATTGGGCGTCTCAGGAAGATAGATGTTACTTTGCGTCTTGTCTGTCACGAGAACCCGAGTGTTAGCACCAAGACCTTCATCTTTAGTAGAGTAGTCTACTACGTCTGAGACCAAAGATTCGCCAAAGCCAGCACCAAACAACATAGAGATAATGCGTAAAAGACGCTTCTCTGCTTCTGTGTATTCAGCACCAGCAGGAGTGTCACCAACCTGAATAAGGTTGTTTTCCCTGAACGCCTCAGTAACTAATTCTCGTATTGTGGACATTCTTTTGTTACCTTGTTTAAAATATTATAGTTCAAAGAACTCTTTTGCTTCAGCTTCGGTATCGAACCAATACCAACCATCAGTCGGATAGGTGTGCTGCTCGTGCGTTTCGCGGCGCAACTCGTAGTTGGCGTTGAGTACGAAGTTTGGTCCGAACAGCAGCTCGCCATCCTGCTTGTAGAAGCCGCTTGTGTCTTCCATGTCGGTCATCCTGTTACCGTCCAGCCCTTAGCCGTGGCAATTGATGGGGTGTCCCCCGTCGTGCCGTAGTTACCAGTCACTGTGATGGTCTGGCTCGTGACTGTTGGCAGGTTGGTGTAAATCTCGTTGAGCGCCGTTGAGGACAGTTTGCAGCTTGCCACCGAGAAGGTGAACCGGAAGTCCTCAGCTTGGATGCGAGCGAGACTGGTGCAGCCGTTGAACATACTGCTAAAGCCGACTGCGCTATTCACCGTGGTCGTAACAAACGCTGGAACCGCTTGGAGCGCAGCGCAGCCATTGAACATTGCTTGAAAGCTAGTCACGCTTACTGTGTTGAAGGGCGGGACATATTGCAAACTGTTGGCACTAGCAAACATGTTCGTCATAGTCGTGACCAATGCAGTATTAAACAACGGCACTGACTGTAGGGCCAAGCATAGGTTAAACATGCTGTTCATGTTTGTCGCTGCTGCCGTATTAAACAAAGGCACCGATTGCAGCATATTCGCACCATTGAACATGCTGATCATGTTTGTAACTGCTGCCGTATTGAATAGCGGGACAGTGATGAGATTATAGCAGTTTTGGAACATGCTACTCATGTTTGTCACTGCGGGCGTATTAAACAGCGGGACAGTTTGCAGACTATAGCAGCCGTTAAACATGTTGGACATGCTCTGAACCAAGGTAGTGTCAAGCAGCGGCACTGTTCGCAGGCTGTAGCAGTTCACAAACGTCGAGGCCATTTGCGTAACAGCGGCGGTGTTGAACAGTGGGATGGTCAGCAGACTGGTGCAGGTTTGGAACATGCTGGTCATATTCGTCACGGCAGCAGTGTTGAACAGCGGGGCTGTCCGAAGGCTATAGCAGGTGTTAAACATATTGCTTGTGTTCGTAATGGATGCGGTGCTTGGCAGCGTCACGTCTTGCAAGCTAAAGCAGTTCTGGAACATGTTGGCGCAGGTCGTTTGACTGCCAAGGTTAGCAATCCGGATGCGCTCCACCATTCGCATACGGACAGTTTCTGTGCTTGTACGGATGACAAGACCAGATGCGGTAAAGTTGGGCGAGCCGACTTCAATATCGAGCCAACCCGTCTCGTAAGCCTGCAAGCCCGTAGTGGTGTTAATGACGTTGAGGTTGATCGCAGTCAACGTGCCTCGTGGCGTAACCGTGACGATGGCCTGCCGGTATGGCAGTAGCGAAGCGGTGCCCACTACGCCGAACGCGACAGCGCTGCCGCCTGGTGTTGTGCTGACTTGGAAGCCGTTCGCTGTGGAGTTGATGACGTAATACGTCTGGCCGGTAAACACGCCGGTTGATCCGACCACGTTCCAGAGTGTTACGGTGTTGCCGTTGATGTAGCCGTGCGCCGTCCGCTCAACGATGTTAGTGGTATTGTTGAGCGTAACTGGTGCTTCGGTTCCAATTAGAGAAGCTGTAGTGTAGTCATACTGCTTTTCAGCGGTGAAAGTGCCACCACCACCAAAATCGACCGCAGTCCCATCACCCCAATCAACATCAACTCTGCCACCTGAACCAGTAACGTTGAGTGCCGTAAAGTTTGACTGCGGCCACACAGCGATTAACCCGCTAAACCTTTCCTCGGTATCACCAACGGCAGGGAGAGGTAACCAAGATGGGTCACGTACCCACGGGGTAACAGGGATTGGTTCTTGTACAGGTAGATTAGTATTGGTCGTGTGACGCGGCCCCATAGCCGACATTTGAACATCACGAAAGCTCATTAGCTAATCTCTGAACCAAATAAACTAAAGGACACATTAGCAGAACCAGCATAAACTGTTACTACATCAGTTGTTGCCAATGTAATACCAAGCGTCAGGAACACTGTGTCGTACTGGTTGATAGTATTATCAAAAACAATGTAATGCAAGTTTGCTAAAGTAGCACCAGCAGGTCGGATTGCTACACGAAAGTTTGTCGATGCACCACGGTTACAGATTGCAAGTGTTGAGCAAACAGCCGAAGTAGCTGACGGTACAGTGTACAAGCTAGTGTTAGTTGCAGCGGCAGGAGCCGACTGACCGAGTGTTTTATAAACTGTTGCCATATTAGGCTCCCATTAACATGAATGAATCTTGTAGGCCTACCGTCCCACCACCGCCACCAGAAGAGGCGATTGTAAAGCTAGGATAGGTTCCTGTGATCGTAACATTAGAACCAGCAGTTAAGGTTACTGTTTGGTCTGGCGCAGTGTTAGTAATTGTTAAAGTCCCGCTGCCAGTAATAGGCGAACCACTTATCGAGATACCCGTACCAGCAGTTGCAGCAACACTTGTTACCGTACCAACATTGGATGTGTAACCTGCTGGGTTACTTGCAGCGTAGGCACCTAAGTTTGATAGCGCACTAGCAGCGCTAGTAGCGCCAGTACCACCAGAAGCAACCGCCAGTGTACCACCCATCGTAATGGTACCAGACGTTGTAATAGGTCCGCCAGTAAAAGTAAGACCAGTACTAGCACCAGAAACATCAACACTAGTTACTGTCCCTGAACCACCACCACCTCCACCAGTACTATTAATAGTAACAGCGCCATCTGCGTTTGTGATTGTAATATTGGAACCAGCAGTTAACGTGTTATTAACCCAAAGATCTTGAGTATCGTCATAGATTAAAATGTTACCAGCAACAGGGCTAGTAATCTTTACATCGTGTAACTCATCCATCTCGTAACCGTTTTGAACGGTGACAAACACACGACCAGAAGTAGCGTGGCTTTTAATACAACGAGCTACATACACCATGTGTACTGGAGCTTGAGGTTTAGTTTGAGTTAATGCACCAGCAGTAGAACCAGAAAGATACAACTGAGCACCAGCGGTAAATGCTGAGGTGTCCATGTTCTCTAAAATACCAAGAGAAGTTACCCAACCTTCGGCACCATTAGCAATAGCCTCTGCCACAACACCAAGAGTACGAGCAGAGGTTGCATCGCTAGTTGCTAAAGCCAAAGCAACACTGGGTCGCTGGCCTTGGGCACCGTTCATGTAAACTACTTGGCCCTTAGTTAGAGGAGAGCCAGTGCCGTTGTAGACCAGAACATTTTGAGTTGACGCAGTTTCTTGAGTAACATTACCACCCTTTAAAAGGTACGATAAGTTTCCTTCTCCGTCATTCCAGTAAAGCCTGCCAGTAGCAGGTGTAACAGTTGCAATAGTGTCAAACTGTACGTAGTCACCAAGCAAGCTAGAACCTTCAACCACGCCAGTAGAAGTTACAGACGTAGGAGTAATAGCACCAAGTGAAAGAGTAATTGCTGGAGTAGTAGTCGGGTTAGCGACAGTACCAGACACCCCATTAGCAGTAGTGACAGAAACCGTAGTAACAGTACCTGTCCCAGCACCAGCACCGATAGCAGTACGGAAGTCAGCAGCACTTAGAGCGCTAACAGTATTGTCTGCATTAAAACGTGGAAAAGTAATTGCACCAGGATTAGCGATTGTAAATACGTTAGCACCAAGAGTGGTTGCGCCAAGAGAGGTACGTCCAGTCGAGGCAGTCAGGCCAGTAGCCCCGCCGTCCCACTTGTTACGGTCAGTAAAAGCCGTGTCCCAATCAGTTTGCTTAGCAGTAGTTGGGATAGAATAACCAGCAGTAAATGAAAGCGCTAAAGTTCCTGAAGTAGTAACAGGAGAGCCAGTAACAGTAAGACCTGTTGGAGCAGAAAGCCCAACACTGGTAACAGAACTGCCCCAAGTAACAGCGTAGTTAGTATTAGAAGCTTTCTTTAAAACCTGACCAGTAGTACCACCAGAAGGAACACCGTAACCACCAAGTTCAGGGTAGTAAGGGTCAACATCAAAGCCTGGGATAGTAGTGTCAGTAGAATCTTTAATAATAAGACGATAAGTAAGAGCGTCATTAAGATAAATAGATGGCCAGCGGCCAGCAGCATCTGCTACAACCGGATTAGGGAGCAGAGTAGTTAAAGTGGATTCTGAGTACACAGGAGCAAACGTGTTAGTTCCCGTCAGATAGAAATACGCCTTGGCCCCAGCAATGATGAACCCGTTCATGTCGAGTGCAGGGCGGAACGGTAAATAGAAAAGCTGAGAAGCCATCAGAGTCCTTTAATATAAAAAATCTGGGGCGTACCTTTTCAGGCAGAGGCCCCAGACGTATTTAGTTAGGCAGCGCCGTTAAGACGTACCAGACGACGACGACCATCAGCCGCAACGTTCGCCTTGATAGCAACGTCAAAGCGGATGCTGTGAGCACCAGTGTTGAAGTCGCTGTACTTCCACATACGAACACTCAGCGGTACCTGGGTCAGTGCCTTACGAGCACCTTCGCCCGAAGCAGGCATGATCAGGTCAGCAGTGTTGCAAACGATAGCCGACTTGTTGGCAATGAAGCGAGGCTTCAGAGTTGCACCAGCAGCACCAACGTGGGTGATTGCCAGGTTGTCCAACGTACCAGTGTAGCTTACAGTCTGATGAGCACCATTAGCAATGATTGCCGGATAGATACGCACGTTAGCAAATGCACCCGAAGTTGCAGTGTAGTCGCCAATCACGCGGAACTGCTGGAGGTGATCCAGACGCTTCTTAGCGCGATTGTCGTAGGCGTACACACCAGCAATGGTGAACACTTCGCCATCCTTCAGCGTAACCGAACCAGTCTGACCGTCGATGTTGATGGTCTGAGTCTTGTACTGACCAGCAGCAGGCGATTCAGCAACATCTGCATAGACAGCAGCAGTCGGAGCATTGGTAAGCGACGTAGCAGCAGCAACGCGAGTACCAACCGTCAGGGTCGGGAGCTGCTGGGTGAAGCGGGTCTTAATACCAGCAACGTTACCCGTGAAACCATCACGGTACACGCCAGCACCCATGTCAGCCAACGAAGCATTGTCAGCAATAACAGTCGAGCCGAGTGCAACCCAGTCATCATACGACAGAACAGCAGTAGTGTCAAAGTCTTCAACACCTTCAGCCTTCAGGCGGGCATACGACTGAGCCAGTTCGGTCCACGAATCAACAGCCGAAGCACCATCGCCAATCCAGTTGTTTGATGCGTTAGCAGCAAAACCAAGGATGTACGAGTCGATGTCCGTAGCAAGACGCAGAGCCGCAGCCTTCAGTGCTTCGCTTTCACGAGCCGAATCAAGGTCACGAATCTTGACGAAGTCGCCCCAGCCCATCGAGCTGTTGATCGTCTGGTCGAGCTTGTAGCGTTCCGAACCGAAGGTCGTGTCCTGCACACCCGAGGTAAGATCAGCAACACCGTTCGTGGTGAAAGTGGTGGTGTAGTCGGGCACAACCTGCTCGACAACTTCAAGACCGTTACGGTCGTTCATTTCACCGTCAAACTTCTTCCAGGTTACAATGTCCTTGGAGAGAAGGTTATTCTGAAAGATCGCAGCAAAAGCGTTAAGGACCAGCTTTGCTTGATCGACATTCACAGTAGCCATTTAAGATATTCCTTTTAAATGAGTTTAGAGTCATACTAATACCCCTACCGCTTCTTAAACATTTCACGAGTAAAGGCATCCAGATCGTCCGTGTCCGCAGGGACAGACATCTTAGCTGGCGACGTTCCGCGATTAGTAGGCGGAGGAGCCGGAGCATTAGATACTTTAGGACGAGCCAAAGTTTTTTCTGCGTCAGCCTCTGCAAACTTAGCTTCTAAACGACCAAGAGTAATGGTTGCTTTAGCGGCACCACTATTAATGATTGTTCGAGCTTCGCTTGGATTAGACGCAAGATAGTACAAAACATCAGGACCGTAGTCCATACCCATAATGGTAGCTGCAATATAGTTCTCATAGTTAGGATCAAGTCCGTTTAAAGACCCAAGAAGTTCTTGACTCTTGTCCAGGAAATCAGGGTAACGCTCCTGTGCGGGGGTTAACTTAGAGTTCCAACTCTCGTGAAGAGCTTCAGCCTGTGCATCCTGTGCTTGTAGGCGCTTTGCTTCTTCGTTCTGAGTTGTGATTGCTTGTAGCTTCTGTTCTACCTTCCAACCTGTTAGGTCAGTAATGTAGTTAGGATCGTACTCACCAAGTGGGTACTTATCCCGACCATCAGCATTCTTTGCCAGTGGGTCTGGTCCAGTATCTGTTGAGATAGTTGGAGCAGGTGCTGTGTTTTGCACAACAGGAGTTTCTAGCTTACGTAGTCGTTCCTCAAATGCCTGGCGTTCAGCTTCTCGCTGACGCTGCTCTTCGCGGTACTTGCTAGTCAACTCGTCAATACGTTCCTGATACCGATTCTTCTTCTTAGGAGCAGTGTCTGCTTCGTCAGTAGTTTCATCAACATCGTCTTCAGGTGCGAGGGTATTGTCATCCTCGATAGTCTGAGTATCAACCGTTTCAGTTTCAGTGGCATCACTGTCATCTACATCGTCAGTCGGATCACTTTGGGAGGTGGTCTCCTCCGAGGGTGCCTTGCTCTGACCAAAGAGCTCAGCAGAAAAAGTGTCCAAATCTTCCGAGATAGCCGTGACGGGGGTATTGGTAGATTCACTCATAATTAGGGATTATCGGTCCTTTAACCGTTTGCGCTGCCGTTAGATTGCGACATTCTCTCACTGCTCGGAGCACTTGTTTTAGCAGTGAGTGCCGATTTCTGCATCTCGTATCGGTCATCTAACTCAGCACGTTTAATATCGTTCTTGTCGATGGCCTTAGAAGCATCAAGGATTTGGGCGATGCCTTGCATGTTGAGCTTGGTGTTATCTACTTCGTTATCAGAGAGGGCACGAATGCGCTGTGTCTCTGCGTTGTAGGCATCAATCTCAAGCTTGCGCTCGTCCATTGTCCTGTCGGTCTTGAGTTCCTGATTCTCTACCATAAGCTGTTGCATCTGCTGTTGCATCTGGGCAACCTGCTCAGGAGGAATACTTGGAGCACCGCCATCATCTTCTTCAAGAAGCTGCGGTGGAATAGTTTTCTTAAGTCGTGCTGCAAGCTTATCAGCCCCTGGCCAATCCTGCGCCTTGACAACAAGGTCACCAGCAATCGACATCATCTCAGGGAATACCTGGATAGCTTCCATCATTGCCTGAGCTGCTTCTACACGCTTAGTGGTGTAGCTTAAGCCAGAAGAAAGCGAGACATCAAACATGCCAACGCTCAAGTCAACAGACTCAGGATTCATTGGGTCGTTAAGACGCACAAACTTAACAGTGTCATCTTCACTGATAGTACGCACAACGCGAGTACCGTCATAAACCTGAGGAAGTAGCTGATTGATTACGTCACCTGCTTCTAAGATAGCTGCGTTAGCATTATCATGGAAGGTAAGGTTAGCAATGTCACCTTCACGTTGGCGGGCCATGATGGCTCGTCCAGAAGTTTCGTTGGATCGAACACCAAGCGAAGCATCGTGAATACCAGTAACATCTTTCATGTCCTGATTGTTAATAGCTGCTTCGTTCAGAAGAGAAGCTTCAACAGGAGGAGGAGGAATTAACTGTGGAGGAGACTCTGCACCATCGTTGTAGATAAGCAGTGGATCACGGGTGAGGTGGGCCTTACGGAACGCATCCTCACGGCCCTCTACGGCGCTCTCAGGGGCAATCCACTTAGCCTTGGGTGCGTAACCTAGTTGCTCTGCACCCACACTACGCCAGAAGTTCTTAAGACGGGCAGGATCTTTCATAAAGCGGACTAGACCGTAACGAATACGTCGTCCACCTACGTTAGTAACTCGACCACTCATACGAATGATGGGCAGGCGATTAAGCTTGTACTCAAATGGACCAGCAAGAATAGCAAAGCCAGTCACTAGGTGCATCTGAGCATAAGCACACCACGATTCACGGAGACGAACCGGAGGACCGTTCTCCATAATCAACTGATCCATCGTCTCATCTTCTAAAGCAAAGATCTTACCGTTGTCAAACATTGCAAGCATTCGCTTACGTTCGATCAAACGCCAGTACTCAGTGATCTGATAGGAGTCATCGTCTTCCCAGCCATTCGAGTAAAGATCCTGTACTAAACTGGTATCTTGCAACGAGGTGGGAGGAGTTTCTCCGTACTTTTCTTTGTATTCTTTCTTAGGAATACGATCATTAACAAACACTCGACGAGCGTCACGTGCAGTTGGATCAACAGAGTAGCGATCCCAAACAACACTGTGGCAATCTTCAATCGGACGAAGAAAAATGTCCTGATCAAACACATCATCTCGTGCGTACTCAGCAGCAACACGGAAAGCACCGTCACCACACTGCACCAAACTTTCAAAGCTGGTGTCGTACACTCGGTCTGCTCGGCTCTGAGTTTCAATAGTACGGATTAAACTACCACGTACTTCTGCAACGTCTGTATCTTCATCAGTTGACGGAAGAACCTTGATAGCCTTGCGGCTTTCTCGCCAGTCACCAACAAGCTGTGCTGTGAACTGAGGAATGCTGTTGATAACAAGATTAGGTAGACCCTTACGAGACTCAAGAACTACTGGGTCCCACTGCTCACCTGCTGCAAACTTCTTATCGTCAAGCGCTTCATCGCGGTTCTCTCGATCATACTCAAGATCAAGGTCATACTGCTCACGCATGTCGTCAAGAAAAGCTTCTTGGCTTTCAAAGCCCTCAGGCTTGTACTTCTCACTAGTACGACCTTCAACGTGGATAACGTCAATAGGTGTACCGTCTTCCTTTTTGCGCGGCTTTTCTGAAGTAGGCAATTCTGCCATTTACTTACCCTTCTTTGCGGTCTTAGCGCTTTGACGAAATGCCTTAGCTGTTGGAGCTCCCTTGGTGCCTGGCTTACGCATCTTTTCACCGGAGCCTCGTTCTATTCGTTCGCGCTTAGCGTTGATGTTGGAGTAAAGACCCATCTTCACGAGCAGTTCCAACGCTTCAAGCTTGCACGAGCCCGATCACCGTTCTTAGCCTTAGCCGCTACTGCACCCATACGAGCACAGAAGCTAGCCTTACGGCCCTTGTCAGCAGCAGTCTTAGGGTTAGGTGCTGGAGCCTTCAGGTTTGATCCTGTTTCTCGATTGTACTTAGCACGACCCTTAGCTGTGAGGCCCGCTCCCTTAGAAACAGACAGCTTTTCACCACGGCCTACGGACAGCGACACAGACTTTTTACTTTTAGGCATATTATATCCTATGTTATCCGGCCATCCAGCCGTTAGGGTTATTTTGAGAAGTAAATGCAGGGTCCCAACTTTGTTGGCCGCTGCCTAATTTACCACCAATAGAAGTTTGTGTGGTGGAAGGCCTACGCCGACCAGCAATCTTTTCGAATACTTCTGTCAGCCCCCACACCAAAGCATCGACTCGGTCAGGAGAGCCATGAGAAGAACTGCGGATATTGTCCACAGAGAAAATACACATCTGATCTTCAAGTTTGTCAAATTGTCCTACGTGATGAACACGCCCTTGTTCGTACAATGCTGAGATAGGCTCTGCTCGTACGATCTTACCACGTGAAGCGTGTACTAGTTTAACAGGAACAGAACGATCAACAGACTTGATAACAGAACTAACCATGTCACCACCGTTATTCTTCTCTGCTACGATCTTGTCAGCGCTCCACTTGCGGTACATGTGAACTGCTTTACTTGCCCACTCTTCAGGCGTACCCTTTAGAGAAGCATCTTCGAGAACGTATCCTCTTGCGTATCCATCCTCATCTCTAGCCAGTCCCACAACAACAATTCCGTTCTCATCCGAACCTTCGTTGGAGGAGGCGGCAGGATCGACAGCAACCAGTACCCGTTCCAAGTCTTTTGGCGCTTCCTTAAGTCGATTATCGTCGATAGAGGATCTATGCCAGAGGGCACCAGGGATGTCCCCAAGGATTTCACCTTCCAGTTCTTGTCGGCCAAGGCGTGTACCTCCGTATCTGTCGTAGAGCTGCTTGATTGTGTTAGCAGCTAGGTTAGCGCTGTTGTCTAAAGTTGATCCACGAGTAATAAAAGTGTCAGGGTCACTGACTAACTTCTTAATCAAAGGAAGAGGACGAGGAGTAGTTGTAACGAGGGCTTGCGGGTGGGTACCAAGGCGGAGACCAAACTGGAACTGGTCCCAGGTCTCTTGCATGTAACGGTACTTTGCAAGTTCGTCTAGCCACCCAGCGTGATGCTGAGGTCCACGAAGCTGATCAGGTTCGGTTGCGTTGTACACCCAAGCTTGAACGCCGTTAGGCCAAGTTAATCGTCGGTTAGTTGGGCTCCACTCCGGTCGAAACTCCTTCGGATGACAAGCAAGAATGCCACTGTCACCTAGGACCATAACATCACGAGCGTCAG